GTTAGAAAACGTGCAAAACTAAATGAACAAACCCAAAATATTGCAATCAGAAAATTACCAAAAAGAAGAATTAAAACATTATTGACTGATACTAATAGTGGAGTTTCTGATACTACAATTCAAGTAAGAAGACAATTTGCTGGTGTTGTTGCAGTACCTAACTCGTCTGGTATTATAAGTTTAACTGCTGGTTCAAATGAAACATTTAATACAGCAACAAATGCAAATTATACAATCGCAATTGTTCAAAATGCATCTAATAGTGGTAGTGGTCGTGTGGGTGATATTATAGATATCACAGGAACAAATGTCGCAACGAGTGGTGCTGGTACTGGAAGTTTTACTATAACATCAGCAACGGTCTTTGGTACTGCAGGATATCATGTACAAGTTCTTGCATCATTAACAAGAACAGTTGTAGGTGCAAAAGCAAAAACATTAAAATCATCTAAAACTGTAATTGTTGCAAATGTTGGTTCTACTGCAAATAGAAAATGGGGTTGTGATGCAAGTGATACTGAAATTTCACTTGGTCGTGCAGATTGTTTTAGACTTCGTGCCGTTTATGAATCTTTGGCTTCAGGCACAAATGCAGCTGCTCCAACTTTAACCACAGGAACTATCACAGGTACTTTCCAAAGAGGTGAAATAATCACTGGTGGAACAAGTGGTGCAAAAGGATTTCTTATTACCACAACAAGTCCACTACAATATGTGTTATCAACTGCAACAGATTTTTCAAGCACAGACGCACTTACAGGTGCAACATCTGGTGCTACTGCAACTGCAACTGCAAAAACAGATGGCGATACAGTTGCAACAAGTAATTTTACACTTGATACTGGACAACGAGATAACTATTATGATATTTCAAGAATTGTTAGAAAACCAGGTTTTCCAGCACCAACTGGAAAATTACTTGTAGTCTTTGATTACTTTGAACACGGTAGTGGCGATTTATTTACTGTAGATTCATATCCTGCTTCTGGAGTAGAATTCAGTTATAAAGATATACCAGTATATGGTGCAACAAGAATCGACCCAGATGTAAGACAACCAACTGGTCAATATTTTTTAAGTGATTGTGCAGATTTTAGACCAAGAGTTGCTGACATTGCAGGTGCAAGTGCAACTGTTACTGATGTAGATACAATTACAGGATATTCGTTTGACTTTGCTTCCAGATTATTTAATGGAACAGGTTCATCAATTACAGATATGTGTCAAGATGGAAAAAATATTCAGGCAGATATAGATTACTATCTTGCAAGGAAATCTTCTTTATTCTTAACAACATCAGGTGAGTTTAAAGTTATAGATGGAGCTCCTGCCGAAATTGGTTCTACATCTTATCCTAAACCACTTGACAATGCAATGAAACTTGCAGATTTTGATTTGCAACCATATGTAAGAAATATAAAAGATGATACTACATTTGTTAAAATGAATCATAAACGATACACAATGCGTGATATCGGACTTTTAGAAAATAGAATTAAAAATATTGAATATTATACTGCATTAAGTATGTTGGAAAACGAAACACAAGGTTTTGAAGTTCAAGATGAAAATGGATTAAATAGATTTAAATCTGGTTTTGTCGTAGATAATTTTTCTGGACATAGAGTAGGAAATGTTAATCATAAAGATTATAGAGTTTCTGTGGATATGCAAAATAACGAACTCCGACCAAAATACTTTATGAAAGGTATTGATTTAACAGAAGAAAATACCACAACTGCAGAAAGAACTGCAGATGGATATCAATTAACTGGTGATGTCGTAACATTGCCTTATACTCATACTGCAAGTATTACTCAACCATATGCTACTACAACAGAAAATTTAAATCCATTTTTACAGTTTCTAAACTCTGGTACATGTGTATTAAGTCCATCTGGTGATGAGTGGTTTGAAACACAATATAATCCAGATGTTATTACATTTACTGAAGGAAACTTTGATACCATTCTTGCAGAAAATCAAAATGCGATTGGAACAATATGGAATGCATGGGAAACACAATGGAGTGGAGTAACCCAAAATTCGGTGCGTACTCGTATTTGGCGAAATGGGTCTCAACGAGAATTACAAGATGTAGTACAAGAGTCAGGTCAATCAACAAGAACAGGAATAAACACACAAGTTGTTGAACAAATTGATACAGAAATAATAAATGATAGATTTGTTTCAACTGGGATAGTTCCATTTATTCGTGCAAGAAATGTAACATTTAGTGCAACTGGTATGAAACCTAATACAAGAGTTTATCCTTATTTTGATAAAGAACTTGTAACTGCATATATAACACCGACTGGTGGTGCATTAGGTGGAACTTTAACAACAGATGCTAATGGTGCAGTAGGTGGAGTATTTGCAATTCCAAGTCCAACTGTAAAAGGAAATCCTACATGGCAAACTGGTGATATTAATTTTAGATTAACATCAAGTTCCACAAATTCAACATTAGTAAGAGCAGATACTTTTGCACAAGCAACTTATGTTGCTTCTGGAATATTAGAAACAAGAGAAAGAGATATTGTTGGAACTAGAAATGCTAGAGTAGAAACAACAGACGTAACGGAAAGTGTTACTAGTAGCAGGCAAACGGTAGTGGCAAGATTTTTCGTTGACCCACTTGCACAATCATTTGTGTCGGAAAGTGCTACTGGAGAATTTATAACAAAAGTAGATGTATATTTCTCTACAAAAGATTCTACAATTCCAGTAACATTACAAATAAGAGAGATGGATAATGGATTTCCTACCAAAAAAATTATACCATTTGGTAGTGTAACATTAAATCCATCTTCAGTAAATGTTGATGCGAGTACAGGTGCTACTGCAACAACATTTACTTTTGACTCACCAATTTATATTGCACCTAGTGTAGAATATGCTATGGTGTTGATGACAGATTCACGGGATTATAATGTTTGGATTTCTCGAATGGGAGAAACAGATGTAACTGCTGGAAGATTTATAAATGACCAACCATATCTTGGTGTCTTGTTTAAATCACAAAATAATTCTACTTGGACTGCGTTTGATTTTGAAGATTTAAAATTTACTTTATATAGAGCATCATTTACAACTGGAACATCTGGTACTTTAACATTAAATAATGATGCGTTATCAACACAAACTTTAAAAGCAAATTCTATAGAAAGTTTTGCTTCAACTGCTCTTGTTAAAGTTAGACAAACAGACCATCAAATGTATTCAACATCAAACAATGTAACTATTGCTGGTGTATCAAGTGGATTATCAACAACATTAAATGGTGCGATTAATAATAGTACCACAAGTCCTATTTTAGATTCTGTAACAAACTTTACAGATACAAGTGGAGTTTATAATATAATTTCATCAACATATTATATTAAAATTGATGATGAGATTATTTCATACACAGGTGTTTCTACTAAAACACTTACTGGTGTATCAAGAGGGGCAAGAAGTACAACTGCTGCTGCTCATGATGATGGTGCAACGGTTGAGTTCTATCAATTCAATGGATTAATATTAGATGAAATTAATAAAACACACGCTGCAGTTGCGAATGTAGGAATTGATTCTTATACTGTTGCAACTACACTTTCAGCTGAAACTGCTGGAACATTTGGTGGCAGTTCTATAACTGCAACACAAAATGCATTGTTTGATACCTTTAAAGCATTAGTGCCTACATTAGGATTTCCAGAAACAACATTAAGTCCAACTATTAAATCTACATCTGGAACAAGTCCAGATGGAACTCAAAGTTCATTTACTAAAGCAAGTACAGGTGTATCGTTTGATTTAAATGAAAATTATAATTTTGATGTTCCAAAATTAATTGCATCTGGTATTAATGAAACAAATGAAATGTCTGCTGTTAAATCATTATCATTAGATTTTGTATTAAATAGTACAAGTGAATATGTTTCACCATATATTGATTTAGACCGAAAATCACTTGTTTGTGTTGCAAATAGAATAACAAATGTAGATAGTTCATCTGATGTTTATCCAACAAGTGACTTTGTTGATGCAATCGAACCAGAAGGCGATAGTGGAGAAACAGTTTATATAACTAGAAAGGTTGGGTTGAAGAGTCCTGCTAGTTCATTAAGAGTTATTCTTGATGCACATAAACCTTCTACTGCTGATATTAAAGTTATGTATAAAATTCTAAGGTCAGATGACGCATCTAACTTTGATGATTTGGGTTGGGTATATTTTAATAGTACAGGAACTACTGATGATACGGTAAGTGCAAATACTACGAAAGATGATTTTACTGAATATCAATATACTGCAGGTAAAAAAGATGATGGTACAGGAAGTGCATTAGATGGGTTTATTTCATTTGCAATTAAGATTAAAATGCAAGGAACAAATTGTGCTGAAGTACCAAGAATAAAAGATTTAAGGGCGTTGGCACTAGCAACATAAAACTATGAGTGGAACAATACCAGTAAAAGATAAATCGGATTTATCAAGAGATGTTCATTCTAATGCGATTATTAACACCAATAGAAATGCATACGAAATGGCAGTTAAACGGTCAAGAGATGCACAAAGACAAAGAGATGAAATTAGAGAAGCAAGCAGAGAAATAAACACATTAAAAACTGAAATGCAAGAAATTAAATCTCTTTTACTTAAATTAGTTAACACCCCTTAGTCGTTTATTGGTCAATTTTCTTTATAAATATAAACAAAGGAAGAAGTAAATGGCAACACCAACAACAAAAGCAACACTTAAACAATACTGTTTAAGAGCATTAGGACAACCAGTCATTGAAATTAATGTTGATGACGACCAATGTGATGATAGAGTTGAAGAAGCTCTTCAATATTTTCAAGAATATCACTATAATGGTGTAGAAAGGGTTTTTCTTAAACACGTAATGACCGCTGCAGATTTAACAAGAGGTCAAGCAAACGATACTGCTGCAACTGCAACAGATGATAAAGATGGTTCAACAACTGCTGATTGGGTAGAACAAAAAGGATGGATACCAGTTCCAGATACAGTTTTATCCGTTGTTAGAGTTTTTCCTTTTGATGATAGTTCAACAAATAATATATTTGATGTAAAATACCAATTAAGATTAAATGATTTATATGATTTTTCTTCTACATCTATTATGCATTATAAAATGACAATGCAACATTTATCTTTTATAAATCAAATGTTAGTTGGAGAAATTCCACTAAGACATAATCAACACCAAAACAGATTGTATATAGATATGGATTGGACAAATGATATTGCTGCTGGTGAATATTTAATTATCGAAGCATATAGACAACTCGACCCAACAACTTATAGTTCTATATGGAACGATATGTATTTTAAAAGATATGCAACTGCATTAATAAAAAAACAATGGGGAAACAATCTACTTAAATTTAGGGGTATGCAAATGTTAGGTGGTGTTGAAATTAATGGTGAAACCATTCTTACTGAAGCAAAAGAAGAACTAGAAAAACTTCATGAAGAAATAAAACTGGCATATGATGTACCACCAATGGTTCAAATAGGATAGATAAATGGCGCCCACAAATGTGTATTTTGATACTGGAACTCAATCAGAACAAGACCTTTACGAAGCTATAGCTATAGAACAAATAAGAATACAAGGTCAAGAAGTATATTACTTACCAAGAACACTTGTAAAGGAAGATAATCTTTTTTATGAAGATACTCTTTCTAAATTTGATGATGCCTATTTAATCGAAATGGTATTCAACGAAGTTGATGGTTTCGGTGGCGAAAAAGAATTAATGGGCAAATTCGGTTTAGAAATGAGAGAGGAATGTTCTTTTACAGTTTCAAGAAGAAGATTCGAAGAACTAGTTGGAACTGATTCTAATATCATAGTCTCATCAAGACCAAATGAAGGCGATGTAATTTACTTCCCAACATTAAATAAAATGTTTGAAATAACATTTGTTGACCATGATGACCCATTCTATCAAGTACAAAATAGACCTACCTATAGATTAAGTTGTAGAACATTTGAATATTCAAGTGAAATTATTGATACAGATATTGCAGAAATAGATGCTGTAGAAACAACATTTACAAGAGACTCAATGCAGTATCAAGTTTCAATGGAACAAAGTGGTACATATACAGAAAGTTTCTTATTAGAAGATTCAACTGGTGGAGAGAATTTAATATTAGACGGAACAGATGGTTCTAGTACAAATGCTGGTAGTGATATACAAGGTGAATCTGAATACTTATCTGGTGCGATTCTTGCAGAAGATACTGAACAATCAAGAATTGATTTCTATGATAATTTTGGTTTATCATTTATAGTTGGCGAAAGAATTGTCGGTGCAAGTTCTGGTGCTATTGGATATGTATTAGATATATTAGACCCAATGGCATATACTTTAATTACTTCAACAGAATTTACAGATGGTGAAACTTTTACTGGACAAACCAGTCAAACCACTGCAAAAATAAAAGAATTAATAGGAACAAAACACTATATAGTTAAAGAAGATTATATAGTAGGAGACCAAAGTTCAGATTATAAAGCACAAAATGAATACATTGATACACTTGATGATAGCATTTTTGATTTTTCTGAATCGAATCCATTCTCAGAAGGTGGATTATAGGAGTTATAAATTATGTTAGGGCAATCACAATTTTATCACGAAACAATTAGAAAATTAGTAGTAGCTTTCGGAAGTATGTTTAATGACATTCACTTAGTTCGTAAGAACAATGCTGGTGTTATTACACAAACTATGAAAGTTCCACTTGCATACGGACCAAAACAAAAGTTTCTTGCAAGACTTAGACAGGATGCAACTTTAGATAATAAAGTTGCAGTAACTTTACCTCGTATTGGTTTTGAAATAACTGGTTTAACTTATGACCCAACAAGAAAATTAAATCGTGTTCAAAGATTTAAAAAAGTTAAAAGTGGTAGTGATAAAAAATTAGATACTCAATACATGCCTGTTCCTTATAATTTAGAATTTTCATTATCTATCATGTCAAAAAATAGTGATGATGGATTACAAATACTAGAACAAATACTTCCATACTTTCAACCAGATTATACTGTAACAATTAATGATAATGTTGCAATGGATTCTAAAAGAGATATTCCTATTATATTAAATAGTATTAATTATGAAGATAGTTACGAGGGGGATTTTGCTTCAAGACGTTCTATAATATATAATCTTTCTTTCACATTGAAATTTTATTTATATGGGCCAGTTACTTCAACAAGCGTTATTAAAACTGTGCAAGTTGACCAATATGCAGACTTGCCTGATAAATCTCCTACAAGAGAACAGAGATATACAGTTACACCTGACCCAACATCAGCCGATGCTGATGATGATTTTGGATTTAATGAAACAACATCTGTTTATCAAGATGCAAAAGATTATAATCCGATTACAGGTTCTGACGAATAAATACTTCTGTAGGATAATATTATGAGTATTGATGAAAAGATAAATGAATCATTAGGTATCGTTGGCGATATAAAAACCTCTATGCCTGAAGATAATAAAGTTATTCCCCGACCATCTGGTGATGACGAAAAAGAAATTGACTACAAGTATAGTCGTGAAAATTTCTATAACCTAATTGAAAGAGGTCAAGAAGCAATTGATGGTATTATCACTCTTGCAAAAGAATCAGAACATCCAAGAACATATGAAGTTGCTGGACAATTAATTAAAAATGTTGCTGAAGTAACAGAAAAATTAATGCAACTTCAAAATGATATGAAAAAATTAAAAGAAGTTCCTAGTAATGCACCAAAAAGTGTAACTAACGCATTGTTCATTGGCTCAACTGCTGAATTACAAAAAGCATTAACTGGAAAAGGAAGAATAATAGATGCCGACATTAGAAAGTCAGACAGTACAACTGACTAGTTTTTTATTGCCGTGGATTGGTATTTTAATTAGTGCCATTGTTGCAATTATGTTTAAAGATTGGGCAACATCTTTAGCAAAAGGATTGCAATTTAAATGGAATCCTGCTTTTAACGAAGGTGATACAATTATTCTTGATGGTCAAGAGGGAATGATTGTTAAAATTGGTGCAAGAGAAACAGTGTTTAGTGTATATTCTGATAATGGTTTGATATGGAGATATGTTCCTAATGAAAGAATTGCATTTTTAAAATTAGAAAAGGTAATGAATCCTAATTTACATTTAGATACTGAAGAAGAAAAAGCAAAAAAATTACAAAGCATGATTGATATATTGCAAGATGAAAAAATTACTGAGAATAAAAAAGATATAGAGCAATTGAAAAATGTCAACTAGTGGTCACTATTTAAATAATCCTAACTTAAAGTCTGCCAATGTACAAGAGAATTGGACATCAGAAACAGTTGAAGAATACACTAAGTGTATGAAAGACCCACTGTATTTTATTGAACATTATATCAAAATTATATCTCTTGATGAAGGTTTAATACCTTTCGGTATGTATAAGTTTCAAAGGAACATGGTTAAAACTTTTCATAAGAATCGTTTTAGTATTTGTAAACTTCCAAGACAATCTGGAAAATCTACAACCATAATAGCTTATTTGTTATATTATGTTTTATTTAATTCAACTGTTAATGTTGCTATTCTTGCAAACAAAGCTGCAACTGCAAGAGATATCTTAGGAAGATTACAACTTGCATATGAAAATTTACCTAAGTGGTTACAACAAGGTGTGTTACAATGGAACAAAGGTTCTCTTGAATTAGAAAATGGTTCAAAAATACTTGCTGCTTCTACAAGTGCTAGTGCAGTAAGAGGTGGTAGTTATAATATTATTTTCTTAGATGAGTTTGCATATGTTCCAAGTAATATCGCAGAACAATTTTTTAGTTCTGTTTATCCTACGATATCTGCTGGTAAAAGTACAAAAGTAATTATAGTTTCAACTCCAAGAGGTATGAATATGTTTTATAAGTTGTGGGTTGATGCAACGAATAAAAGAAATTCGTATATACCAATAGAAGTTCATTGGAAAGAAATTCCAGGCAGAACTGAAAAATGGAAAAGAGAAACTATACGAAATACATCAGAAGCACAATTCCAAACAGAATTTGAATGTGAGTTTTTGGGTTCTGTAAATACTTTAATATCGCCGTCTAAATTGAGACAACTTGCATATAAAACCCCGATTAAATCTAATAGTGGATTAGATGTACATGTGATGCCAGAAAAAGAACATAACTATATGTTGGTTGCAGATGTATCAAGAGGACTTGCAAATGATTATTCTGCATTTTTAGTTATTGATATAACAGAACTACCATATAAAGTTGTTGCGAAATATAGAGATAACGAAATTAAACCTTTATTGTTTCCAAATAAAATATATGATGTTGCAAAAGTTTATAATCAAGCATTTGTTCTTATAGAAGTAAATGATATTGGAGACCAAGTTGCACATACATTACAATTTGATTTAGAATATGATAATATGTTAATGTCGATGATGCGTGGTCGTGCTGGACAAATACTTGGTTCTGGTCTTGGTGGTGCTGGTAGGTCACAACTTGGTGTAAGAACAACAAAAGCTGTAAAGAGAATTGGTTGTTCCAATTTTAAAACATTAATAGAATCAGATAAACTTATTACACAAGATTATGATTTAATAAATGAGATGTCAACTTTTATTATTCATGGAAGTTCATATGCTGCTGATGATGGTTGTAATGATGATTTAGTAATGTGTGGTATATTATTTTCATGGTGTACTACTCAACAATTTTATAAAGAATTAACTGATATTGATTTAAGAAAAAGAATAAGTTTAGAATCAGCAGACCAACTTGAAAGTGATATGTTACCATTTGGGTTTGTTCAAGATGGTTTACCAGAAGATGATATCGGTGAAGAATTAGTAGATAATTATGGAACTCGGTGGTCGCCTGTTGTAAGAACAACTGACGACTTTTAAATAAATTCTATTAAGTCATTATCTATCTTTAACCAACAATTAGAACAAACAATTTTACATTCGGATAATAATTGTTTAATTTCTTCTCTACTTGTTTCGTTCAGTCCTTTTCTTTTAGAAAGTTTTCTAACTTTTGCGTCATGTGGATGAAATTTAAGACAGATTGCTTCACTTTCGCTACAATACTTACATGCTTTGCCGATTAGATATTCATTTAACCATTGAACACGTTTATAATAGTTTCTTCTTGCAACTTTTTTAATGGTATCTTTATACTTGGTGTAATGATTATTACTCATAAAGATATTTATATGTCCTATCACATATAAAATGTATTTTTTAGAAACATCAATTTTATAAATATTAATGAAATCGAAAAGATTTTGTGATATTTTAATATCATAAATTTAAATAAAAAGGAGACATAGATATGGGATTTTTAGTTTCTCCAGGTGTACAAGTTAAAGAAATAGATTTAACTAATGTCATTCCTGCTGTTTCTACTTCCATTGCCGCAATTTCATTGCCGGCATATAAAGGACCAGTAGAAGACATAGTAGACATTACTTCTGAACAAGAACTTGTACAAACTTTTGGAAAACCAAACGGTAGTAATTTTGAGCCATGGTTCGTTGCTGCCAACTTTCTTAAATATGGAAACGCATTAAGAGTTGTAAGACCAACATCTGGTATAGTAAATGCTGCTGTAAGTGGTACAGCTGTAATTATTAAAAATGACGACCATTATCAAGAAAACTATGCAAGTGGTGAAGGCTCTGTCGGTGAATGGGCTGCAAGAACTCCTGGAACATGGGGTAACTCAATAGGTGTTTCAATTTGTCCAAGTGCAACTGCATTTGAAGAAAATTTGAGTTCATCTAATTTAACCACTGTAGAAGATGCTGTTGGTGCAACAACAATTGGTGTTGACGATGGTACTGCATTTAATGTGGGTGATTTAATATCATTCTCATCTGCTGACGCATCAACTACTGCAAGTGCATTTGCTCACATTAGTGGAGATGAAGGTAATGAATATGAAATTACTGCAATTTCTTCACATAACTTAACAGTTAGATTGGATGGTGATGCAAATGGTGCTGGTGTAAAAGCCATTATTCCAGATAATACATATGTTCGTAGACGTTGGAGATGGTATGATTTATTCGCTACTGCTCCAGGCACATCTGCATGGGCAACTGCAAATGGTCGTGGTTCAAATGATGAACTGCATGTAGTCGTATATGACACAACTGGTAGCCTTACTGGAAATGATGTTGACGTTGCTGGTCAACGAACAGCTTCAGTTATTGAAACTTACGCAAGTTTATCAAAAAACTCAGGTGGAAAAACATCACAGGGTGGTACTAATTACTATCCAGATATTATTTTTACACAATCACAATGGATTTATTGGATGGACCACAATTCAAGTGGCTCAAACTGGGGTACAGATACAACTACAACATATACTGCTGTAAACTCACCAACTTTAAACTCACTTTCATCTGGTACTGATGATTATTCAGTAACAATCGGCGAACACACAATCGCTTACGATAGATTTAAAGACGCTGAAACAGTAGATGTTAATTTAATTTTAGGTGGAAAGACACCAGACAGTGCAACAGATGGTGATACATATGGTACAATGTTAATCGACCTTTGTGAAACAAGGAAAGATTGTATTTGTTTCATCTCGCCTGCAAGAGCAGACGTAGTAAATGTAGCAACTGCATTAACACAAACTGATAATGTTAAAACATATTTTGACACATTACCATCTTCATCTTACGCAGTATTTGATAGTGGTTACAAATATATGTACGACAAATACAATGATGTTTATAGACATGTTCCATTAAATGGAGATGTCGCTGGAACTTGTGCAAACACAGATATAGTGACTGACCCTTGGTTCTCACCTGCTGGATTCAACAGGGGACAAATCAGAGGTGCAGTAAAACTTGCATACGACCCAAAACAAGCACATAGAGATACTCTTTATAAAGCAAGAATCAATCCAGTAGTTAATTTTTCTGGACAAGGTGTGCATTTATTCGGAGACAAAACTGCATTAACAAAACCAAGTGCATTTGATAGAATCAACGTAAGAAGATTGTTTATCGTTCTTGAAAAAGCAATTGCAACTGCTTCTAAATTCCAACTCTTTGAATTCAATGATGAATTTACAAGAGCACAATTTAGAAATTTAGTTGAACCTTTCTTGAGAGATGTACAGGGTAGACGAGGAATTACAGACTTTAGTGTAGTTTGTGATGCGTCAAATAATACAGGAGAAGTTATTGACAGAAATGAGTTTATTGCAGATATATACATTAAACCAGCAAGGTCAATTAACTTCATTACACTAAATTTCATAGCAACAAGGACTGGTGTCGCATTTAGCGAAGTCGGTGGTTAATAGGAGAGAACAATGGCAACATTAGACGAATTTAAAGCTCAGTTAATCGGCGGCGGTGCTAGACCTAATCAGTTTAGAGTTACAATAACGCCACCATCTGGTATTGTAATAGGATTAGATGTAAGAAGAACATCTTTTCTTATTAAAGCAACTAAATTACCACAGCAATTGATAGGTGAGATACCTCTAAAATTTAGAGGTAGAACAGTTTATATGGCAGGTGATAGAGATGAGTTTGAAGCATGGAATACAACCATTATCAATGATACTGATTTTATGGTAAGAAATGCGATAGAAAGATGGATGAATGGTATTAATGACCTAGAAAATAATACTGGTGTTATTAATAGCGCTGATTATCAAACAGATGCAACTGTAGAACAACTTGATAGAGATGATACTGTGTTAAAAACATACATCTTTAGAGGATTATGGCCACAGCAATTGGGTGAAATTGAATTAAATCATGATACTGCAAATGAGATTGAAACATTTGAGTGTACTTGGAGATATCAACACTTTGTAGCATCTGGGGTAAACTTCTAATTTAGTCTTACTAAATAATACCAGTAAGAAAAATAGAAGGCAGGTAATATACAATGGCAGAACTCTTTGGGTTCAAGATTACCAGAGCTAAAGAAGGAGAAGGCAGTAGTGAGGGATTCACCACTGCCGTTCCTGATGATGGGGCGATTGAAGTCTCTGGCGCTGGTCATTTTGCATCAGTATTAGATTTAGAAGGCAAAACAAAATCAGACGATGATTTAATTCGTAGATATCGTGATATCGCACAACAATCAGAGTGTGATATGGCAGTAGAAGATATCGTTAACGAAGCGATTGTCGCTGATGAAACAGACCAATCCGTGGCACTTATTTTAGAATTTCTTCCTGTTTCAGAAAATATCAAGAAAAAAATAAGAGAAGAATTTGATAAAATTTTAAGTCTTTTGTATTTTCAAAATAAAGGACATGACATTTTTAGAAGATGGTATGTTGATGGACGAGCTTATTATCATATGATAATAGATAAATCTAATCCGAAATTAGGTATCACAGAATTAAGATATATCGACCCACGCAAAATTAAAAAAGTAAGACAAGTAAATAGAGAAAAAGATAAGAAGACTGGATTAGACTTAGTAAAAAATATAGATGAATTTTATGTATATAATGAAAAAGGAGTACAACAAGGCGCTACTACTGGTGGTGTTCGAATTGCTGGCGATTCAATTGCATATTGTACATCTGGACTATTAGACCAAAACTCTGGTAGAGTGCTTTCACATTTACATAAAGCAATTAAACCTGTCAATCAATTAAGAATGATTGAGGATTCTCTTGTTATTTACAGAATATCAAGAGCACCAGAAAGAAGAATTTTTAAAATTGATGTAGGAAACTTACCTAAAATAAAAGCAGAACAATATCTTCGTGATGTAATGAATCGTTACAGAAACAAACTTGTATATGATGCTAGCACTGGTGAAATTAAAGATGGTAGAAATCATCTGTCAATGTTAGAAGATTTCTGGTTACCAATTAGAGAAGGTGGTCGAGGAACAGATGTTCAAACTTTACCTGGTGGACAAAATCTTGGGGAAATTGAAGATATTAAATATTTCCAAAAAAGATTGTATCGTTCATTAAATGTTCCAGTTTCAAGACTTACTGAAGAATCTCCAGGAACAGTGGTTGGTGCTGGTAGGTCAAGTGAAGTAACAAGAGATGAATTAAAATTTACAAAATTTGTTCAAAGATTAAGAAAGAAATTTACAGGATTGTTCCTTGAAATGTTAAGAACACAATTGATATTAAAAGGAATAATCAATGATGAAGATTGGCAATCAATGAAAGAACGTGTCAACTTTAATTTCTTAAAAGATGGACATTTTGCAGAATTAAAAGATGCAGAATTATTACAAAATAGAATAGACACTCTTGATAGAATGCAATCATATATCGGAACATTTTATAGTAAAACTTATGTACAAAAATATGTTTTACGATTGAGTGATACTGATATATCAAAAATGAAAGATGAAATTAAACAAGAAAGTGGCGAAGGCGAACTTAATATGCCAGATGGTAGTGATGGTGTTACAAGATATCCAATTATGCCTCCAGGTTCTACTCAGATTGATATGACAAAAACTGATGATGATGAAGAGGAAAATGGAGATACGCAACAACCACCACAAGATGAACCAGAAAATGAAGGAGAATTATAATGGGTGATGAAGTTCAAAAAGTAGTTGATTCAATTAAAACAGGAAACAACATCGAAGCAGAAAAAAACTTTAAAGATGCAATGACGGCAAAAGTTGCAGATGCACTTGAAGTTCGTAGACAGGAAGTTTCAAGTACTATAGTTAAAACAGCTGTTCCTGAAGATGTTGTGAATGATAACGAAAATGAATAATAAAAAGTTCGAAGTTTTCGTTTCTCAGATATCTGAGAAAGATGAACATAAAAAAACTAAAGGATATAAAAAGCTTTCTCCGAAAATGAAGAATGCTGTGGACCATATTATGAAAAATATGCATAATAAACCACAAAATTTCCTAAATAGTTTTGATACTAGTATAAAAGATACTGCAACAAAATTTAAAGTAACAAAAAACGAACTTATGGACTATTTTGAAAAAGAATTATTTGCAGTAATGTAAGGATAGAAAAACATGGCAGTAACAAATCAAACATTAATAGATACAAGTTTTAAAACTGTTATCAAAACAGTAAGCGACAACGCAGCAAATAGTGCAGTAGTCATTTTAGATGCATCTGCATTATCTCTTGCAACTACAAACCCTAGATTATCTATTGCAAAAATATGGTGGTCTATTGAAGCTGCAAGTGGTGGTGTTGAACTTTTATGGTTCGCAACATCAGATGTTCAAGCAGTTATTTTAGCAGGAAATGGTACTTATGGTTATAGTGCTGGACAACCAGGATTAGTTAATAACGCTGGTTCAGGAATTACTGGAGATGTTTTAGTTACAAACGCAACTGGTACATTTACTTTAATTACAGAATTTCATAAGATATCTGGTTATACTAATACCACATAAGAGGAATAGTTAAATGGCATTAAAACTAATATCAGAAAATTTAGAAGAAGTAGAATACATTACTGAAGAAAATGAGAAAGGTGAGAAAGAATATAAAATAAAAGGTATATTCATGCAGGCTGATGTTAAAAATCGGAATGGTAGAGTATATCCATTTGATATTCTAAAGAGGGAAGTTGCTAATTATAATAAGAACTTCACAAAACAAAAAAGAGCATTCGGTGAATTAGGACACCCAGACGGTCCGACTGTAAATCTTGAAAGAGTTTCACATATGATTACAGATTTGTATCCAGATGGTAAGAACTTCATAGGAGAAGCGAAAATCATGGATACACCAATGGGTAAAATTGTCAAGTCGTTGATGGATGAAGGTGCTAAACTTGGAGTATCTAGTCGTGGACTAGGTTCTCTACAACAAAAAAACGGTGCATCATACGTTAAGGATGATTTTTACCTTGCAACCGCTGCTGATATCGTTGCCGACCCATCTGCTCCAAATGCTTTCGTAGAAGGCATTATGGAAGGCAAAGAGTGGATTTGGGATAACGGTATATTACAAGAAGCAGATATTGCACAACATAAATTGGAAATTGAGAAAGGAATTCGTTCAAGAAACGCAAACATCTACGCATTAGAGTTTGCAAAGTTTCTCAAAAAACTTTAATTTATAAATATTAGTATAAAAAAACAGGAAAAAGGAGATTTCCAAAATGGCTGAAATAGAAAAATCAATTGAGGAACTTGAATTAGAAGTAATGGCTGAATTACAATCCGCTGAAGCTTCTGATTTGTCGGTTAATGCTATCCAAGAAGAAGTAATTGCTGAGAAAAAAGCTCCGAAAAATGAAACAAAAGACGTAGAGGACTTAGGTCCTGCTGTTACATCTCCAACTGACGCTAAATCTGCATCTGCAAAATCTGGTGAAAAAACAAAACAAACAAGTACAGCGCAAACAAAAGGTGCTGCACCTGCTGATAAACCAGGTAAACTAAAAGCAGAAGATATGATAAAAGCTATATCTGATAAATTAAGTAAAGCAGATGAAAAGAAGTTAGTATCGATGTACAATAGTATCGTCAAAGAAGCAGTTCATACTGATGATGAAGATGAAGAAGATGACGAAACTAAAAAAGAACTTGCAAAAGCAAAAAAAGAAGCAATGGAAAAAAGAATTAAGGAAATCAAAGTCAAAGAAGATGTTGATGCCCTAGTATCTGGAGAAAATGAACTTTCAGATGAATTCAAAGACAAAGCTTCTACAATTTTTGAAGCTGCTGTAAAATCAAAAGTCAGAACAGAAATTGAAAGACTAGAAGATGAATATTCTAAAGAACTTGCTGAACAATCTGATAAAACAAAAGATGAGCTCGTTGAAAAAGTAGATTCTTATCTTGACTATGTAGTTCAAGAATGGACTAAAGACAACGAACTTGCAATTGAAAGAGGATTGAAAGGTGAGATTGCTGAAGATTTCATTGCTGGTCTAAAACAATTATTCGAAGACCATTATATAGATGTTCCTGACGAAAAATATGACGTGTTAGAAGCTCAATCCAAGAAAATTGAAGAACTTGAAGAACAACTCAATCTAAAAATTGAGAAAGATAAAGAACTTCATTCAGAAATTGGCGAACTGACAAAAGATTCTATCATAAAAGATGTATCTGAAGATTTAGTTGATACAGAGGTAGAAAAGTTCAAAGGTCTTATTGAAGATGTTGATTACTCAAATGCTGAAAGTTATAAATCAAAACTTGAAACATTAAAAGAATCATATTTTCCAAAAAGAACGAATGAACAAAGCACAAATGAAACATCAGATGACGAAACTGTCAATGAAGTAGAAACATCTGGTAAGATGGCTGAGTATATGTCTGCTATCAGTAAAACTCATGAACGTGCAAAATAATAATAAAGTAAGTGAACTATATTGATGGAAGTAGAGACATATACTAAAGTAAAGTAAAATTAAAAAAGGAGAAACGAAAAATGTTTCAATCAAACAATTTACAAGAAAAATGGCAGCCAGTCCTTGAACATCCAGATTTGGGTGTAATCACAGACCCTTATAGACGTGCTGTAACTACTGTTATTCTCGAAAACCAAGAAAAAGCGTTAAGAGAAGATAGAAGCTTTTTAAACGAAGCTGCACCAAGTAACGCAACTGGTGGTAACGTAGATAATTGGGAGCCAATCCTAATTTCACTAGTTAGACGTGCAATGCCTAACTTGATTGCATACGACATTTGTGGTGTACAACCAATGACAGGTCCTACTGGTCTTATTTTCGCAATGAGAAGTAGGTCAGTATCACAAACTGGTGCTGAAGCGTTAGTTAACGAAGCTGATTCTGGTTTATCAAATGATGACGCTGCTGGTGATTTAACATCATCTGCTGCTACTGGAAGCAACCCTGCAACACTAAATGATTCACCATCTGCTGGTACATACTTAGCACCAGGCGGTATGAGTACTGCAAATAGTGAAGCACTTGGAGATGCAGCTGCAAACGCTTTCGCAGAAATGGCTTTCTCAATTGAGAAACAAACTGTTACTGCTAAATCCAGAGCATTAAAAGCTGAATATTCTATGGAACTCGCACAAGACCTTAAAGCAATTCATGGTCTTGACGCTGAAACTGAGCTTGCAAACATTCTCTCTGCAGAAATACTTGCAGAAATAAACAGAGAAGTTGTAAGAACAATTTACATCGTTGCTAAGCAAGGTGCTCAAGTTAACACTACTACTGCTGGTATCTTTGACTTAGACACAGATTCTAATGGTAGATGGTCAGTTGAAAAATTCAAAGGACTATTATTCGCTATAGAAAGAGACGCCAACGCTGTTGGTCAACAAACAAGGAGAGGAAAAGGTAACATAATTATTTGTTCTGCTGATGTCGCATCTGCACTACAAATGGCAGGTGTCCTTGATTACACTCCAGCATTAAACTCTAATCTTAATGTTGATGATACTGCAAACACATTCGCTGGTACATTAAACGGAAGATATAAAGTTTATGTTGACCCATATGCTGCAAACGTATCTGCTTCACAATACTATGTGGTAGGTTACAGAGGTAGTTCACCTTACGATGCTGGTATCTTCTATTGTCCATACATACCGTTACAAATGGTAAGAGCAGTTGGAGAAAATTCTTTCCAACCTAAAATTGGATTTAAAACAAGATATGGTATCACAGGCAACCCATTTGCTTCAGGTGTACTTGCATCTGGAACAGCTGCTGGTGATGTCGGTGCGTTAGACGCAAACGACAATGTTTACTA